ACTATTCTAGCCATTACCTTCTCCCATCCGCTTGTATATCTAATCTAAAAGTTCCAAGCTTCCAGTGTTGTTTAATACTAGTATTGTCTACTTTTAAAGCTATCGCTCGCGCTCTTGCACGTGTATCTATTTTATCTGTAGTTGTTGAAGATGTAAATGGACCTAATGAAGAACTTGCTTCTGAATCTGTTGGATAGTTTTTCAAGTTTAATGTAACTCTTGCATCTCCAGTTTGAGTTAAAAAGTCTGGAAGTACTCTTCTAATTTTCATCATATATTCACCATCACCTCTTAAGTCTGCTCCACCACCTTGACCCATAGATATGTCAAAATCTCCTGATTGTATACTTGCAGAAATACCAGTTCTTGCTCCACCTTTAATTTGATCTTGTCCCGTTTCATGTTCATAGTAAACTGTAACACCATCTGTATTACCAACGGTTGAATCACTTGTAGCACTTGAATCATATTCAGTACCATGTGGTTTGCCAAATATAGAAGAATCAAACCAAGATGATCTAGCTAAAGAACTTGTAGTCCATACTGGTCGTTCAGGCGTTGAATCCATATAGTTATAAGTTACTGATCTATTATTAGATGCAGCACCACTACCAGGATAGAACCATGTAACTTCACCAAATAGGTTATTCAATCCTGCATAGATATGATTTTTAGGAACTGTATTAATATCGTCATAAACATAGTCTTCAACTAAACATGCTAAAGATTCTAGTTTACCAGTATATCTAAAGAAACCATTTTCTGACATCCAGTAAGCAGAACCATCAACCTCAACAGCTGCGTTCTTACCAATCAACCCACAGTTTGTTCCAACTTGTTGAAATGAAAAAGTAAAAGGAGCACCAACGAATCTCATAATAAACAAAGATGTATCAGTCCAAACGTAAATAGCATCTCGACCTCTTATAGCTCCCACGATCCGTGTTCCATCGGCCAGTCTTTGTGTACCAGCAGTATTGGTTGCTGAAGGTGCATATGATGTTGCTGCATTAATTGATTCTTGGTCGGAAAATCTAATGTACATATCATCTTGAGTTGAAGATGTTCCAATTGTGGTTTCTGTTCCAAAAAATACTAAGTGTCTATCAGGTGTTGAAACTAATGTTTGAACTGCTGCTGTTGGTGCATTAGCAACAATTGTTGCTCTTGTTGATGTGGCACCCGTTGCATCTGAATCCCATTCAAAAGTTGCACCATCAACGATAGTTGCAATAAGTTTATTGCCATAATTGTCCAAGGACCAAAGTCCTGGAGCTGTAATAATATCACCTGTTTGCGATGCACCCCATTTTGTATATTCAGAAGCATCAGTTACTGTTGCTCCATCAGAGTGCGCTGCAGCTGTCGTGTTATCCGATCCTCTAGTTAAACCTGATAAAGTTCCTGTACCAGTAGTGTTTGTTGTATAAGCAATACGCTCATCATTTATTAAAACTGTTCCTGAAGCAGGAAAACCTGTTGAATCATCTAATACAATACTACTTGAAGAATTTGTTAAAGCACCATCTAAAGTATCAAAAACTTCTCCAGCTACAGTACCTCCCCATAAACCTAGTCCCCAACCAGCTGCTGATGCCTCAGTTGCAGGTCCAATTGAATAAAAATGTTGAACTCTTATTCCACCAGAAGTACTTGCCCCTGATCCAGATTCAGCTGATCCCATTTCAATTGTTAGCGTTGTTGAAGTTGGAACCGTTGTTACCATAAAATTAGTATCATCAAAATCACTAGAACTAAAATCAGAATCAGTAATAGCTGTAAAATTATCTAATCGGATAATATCATATTTAGATATATTATGATCAGATGAAAAAGTTAACGTAACAGTTGCATCACTTTGTGTTGTAGTAAAAGCATTAGTTAAAGTTGTTGTAGATTTGATAGGAGTAATGTCATAAAATGCTCCTCCAGAATATACATATAAAAATCTGTTTGTACCTAATGCGGCATACTTAATACCTGAAGCATTAACAAAATGATGAAGGGCTGTATTTCTACCTGTAAGAGTATTATCTCCTAATTGAGCCCAACCCCCTATTTTTTCAGGAGAGCCATATCTAAAACGAACATAATCACCACTAACCCATTGGCCTTCACCACCAGTCGCTGTGACTTGTTTATTAAATCCAGGTTGAAATCTTAATTTTTGTAGCATAATTATCTCGCGTTTCCAGGTACTCCATTAGAATTTACGAACGGTGCTTCCGCAAACGCCATATACACATAAGTATTATTATTTCCATTACATCTATCAGCACTACCATTCCATCTCCATTTGAAACCATTAGCAGTAAAATCGCAATCGTAATTAGTTCCCCAATCTGCTTCTGTTTGAGCATTACTCGCACAAAGAACTATATCAACAGGATTATAAGTATTAGCTCCTCTTTTATTATCAAATACTATCCATTCTCCAGCAGAAGAATTATCAGATCGCTTCACCATCAACCAAGCCACACGAAAACCGGTGTGAATAAATGTTCCATCAGCATTTCCGTTGCCGGTGTAGGTACCGAATTTGCTGAAACCTTGTTTTTCTGCCCAACAATAAGCTATATGAGTAATTGTATTTTTATTTATAGCATCAGTAGTACCTAAAGAAAAAACTGAAGAAGTAGGTGCAGTGTCATTCCAAAATACTGAATCATCAACAGTTGCATCAGAATTATTTATACTTAAATAATCTGTTTCTGGTGCAGATGTATTTCTATGATGATACATTCCGTAACCAAAAACCCCACCCCTAGATTTAACTAATACAACACCTGGTACAGCAGAAAGTGAATGGCTTATTGTTCTGTTAGTAGCATTTCCTGTATATCCAACTATATCAAACCCAGCAGTTGCACTCTCTTTCCAGCACCAAGCTACATAAGTTTGAGAAGCACTTTGATTTGAATTTCCATTATCGCCTAAACCAAAACCATCGCTATCAAACGAGGTAATTAAATTTGTATTTGTTTCTTCAGCGTCAGTATCATCTGATTTTAATTTTTTAGTAGTTCCTCTAACTGAATCTGTAATCGCATGAGACGATCCAGCATTACGTTCCTTTATCCAAATTAAATCCGGTTGCATATCTGTACTGCCAGGCAAAGTTATAGACTGTGTACTTCCATTTCCGGTGTAGGTTACTGCCTGAAAATATGCTTCTGGATCGTCTATTGATGTATAAGCCATTATCCGTACTCCGCTAAATTTTTAGTACATAAGCTATAAAATCCCGATGGAACGCTGTATTCAAAATTTCCATATCCATCGCCATCGTTATTTGCTGATGAAACTGTAAAAGCTGAACATCCACCAAAATTATATTCAAGAATATCTGTATTTCCAGTTGTTATATTGTGAAAAGGTGTTACAAATCTTGTATCAGCATCAGAAAAATCTTTTATTTCATTTGAACCAGCAGCAGGATCACCACTATTCATCCACGTGCCATTTTTACCAAACCAAATTTTTTCATTATCAACATCAACTGCTACAGATAAGATGTCATTATCTGCCAAAGAAGTAGTAAGATTTGTGTCGATAGTAGCTCCATTAAATCTCATATCATTACCATTACCAAAACTATTTACTATACCAGCAACTTCTAACATAGCGTTAGGTGTAACTGTATTATCAGGCAAAACATTTCTATCTGTATCTGTAAGAATACCGACTTCAGGTCTATCTACACATTTTACTTCCCAATACCATTTGCCCGTTGAAACAGCAAAAGTTCCAACAGAACCTTGGTCATTTCCACTATTGTTTTGATGACGACAATTACCTTGACTAAAAGTAATAGTTGGACTACTTGCATTTGGATCTAAAGTACAAAAATTATTCGTTGGCGAATCACTTGCCTGGTCTTCTGCAGCTAGGTTGACCTCGGTCAGGTCCGTGCCCCCGTTTGCGTCGTTCCCAAGGTTACTACTATCTTCAAAATCTAAATAAAAACCATTTGTTCCAAAAGTTAAACCTGATACATCTTTCGGTTGCCAAATTGTTGGAGAATCTTCGTTAAATTCTCCGAATGATGTTGGTGTTAATGCTGAACCATCTATAAAACAAACTTCTGCCATATAACCATCAAAATAATCACTGCCTGATTGTTGACGACCTACTTGAATATTTTTATTAGCTACAAAAGCTGTATCATAATTTTGGTCTGGATAAGTTTCTGTATCGAATGCTGTAACTCTTGTACCATTGACATACAGTTTTGCTCTATCTGAAGCTGTGCTTTGTGTTGTATCAATAGCAACGCAGATGTGGTACCAAGCACTATGATCCCGAAAGGCTTGTGATGTTCTTAAATCTAAATTAGTTGAACCATCATAATCATAAATTCTTAAATCATTATTATTACTATCATCTTGAATAACTATTTGAAAATTATGTGAACCATCGGCAGATTCAAATATAATTTGATAAATATTTTGTAAACCAAGTTTTATCCAACCACTATAAGTAAATGTTCTTCTACTACTTGGTGTTCCTTGAGATTTGTGCATATACGCAGTACCAGCTTTGTCAAACCTACATGAGTTGGCTACTTCGTAACCTGTTGGTAAAGCTGAAGCTACATTACCTGGTAAAATTAAAGGCATTAACTCTCCAATCTTGGTAGTTCGCCTAATGGTCTAGTAACTGAACCATCCTCTTGTTCTGTATAAGTATATAAAGTCTCAAGAGCTGGTGTATCAGCAGCGTTTGTAATTGCTGTTTCCATTTCAGCAGCTTTTGTTCTTACTGCTGCTCTATGAGTAGTAATAGCTGATGGTACTGCTGTACCTGCATCTGCTTTTCTAACAATATACCAATCTGTATCAGATAAATTTGCTGCAGCTTGTGATTTAACTATTTGAATTAAATTATATTTTAATCCTCTATGTTTTACATCGCCCACATCCTTATCAGCTGGTATTTTATCATCTGTTTTATCTTGTTCTGTATATAAAGTATCAGCATGAGCTTTAGCAGTTGCGCTACCATAACTTGCTGTAATTTTTCCACCAGCAAAAGCAAAAGATTGATTAGTATTGATATACCATTGTTCATCTTTTTTATTAGTGTTATCAAATTCTACTTCATAAATTCCAATAGCTTCTAGTTCTGCTTTGCTCCATAATTCAAATATATTTTTTGAATGACGAACATTATTAATAACCATAGCTTTTGGTCTATTTATTATTTTTGTAATTGATCCTGATTCTACTAATCCCCACATATTATCTCCTATTAACTCTCTGGTATATTTAATGTTCTACCAACTTCTTGCCATATTGCTCCATTGTACCGGAATACAAAAATGTCCGTCTTACCATCTGTATCTGTTGTCGTAGGAGCAGTATCAGAGGCAAAATTAAATATTGCGTTCCACGAAAATGTATGACTTCCATTAAAATTAATTTCTATACAAATAAAAGCACCCTCTACTGCATTACTTGGTGCAGATAAAGTCGTATTTTCTGTTGTTTGATGATAAGCGTTTGGTTTATCGGAAGCATCCCAGGCAATTGCGTTCGATGATGATGTAATTGCTTGTTGAGCTACATTAGCTGCAGCACCAAAAGTTGCTATCCCACCCGCTGACATATCTAAAGTTAAAGCTGTAACACCTGATCCACCATCGTCACCTTTAAATATAATATCTTTATCTTGAACTTTAGCTTCTATAATAACATCACTAGAAGAATTGTGTATACGAAGCATTTCTGTACCATCGTCTTCATAGATAATTCCACTTGCAGCTGTTCCAGCGTCTAAAGTAATACCACCAGCAGATTCTATATTAATAGAATCAACAGCTGTACCATCAGATACAACGTCTAAATCTCCATCGGCATTTGAACCTACATAAGTTCCTGTATCATTAAATGTTAATTTATTAGTTGAGTTTAAAGTTAATCCTGTTCCATCTGTGTGAGTTAATGTTGTGTCATCATCAGCACCAAAACTTAGTACAGAAGAATCACTATCTAATTTAAGATCATTACTGACTAAAACAGCAGTAGAAGCAGTTAAATCAATTGTTGCTTCTCCAGCGACAGTCATTACACCATCAGAAGATTGATTAATATACGTTGCTGCGTCACCAAATGTAAGTTTACTTGTTGAGTTTAAAGTTAAACCTGTTCCATCTGTATGAGTAAGTGTAACATCCTGATCATCACCAAATTTTAAAACCGCTGAATCAGAATCTAAAACTACATCATTATTAAATATTGCAGTACCTGCATCTGACATATCTAATGTTAATGCTGTAGTGTCTGTACTACTATCTGTTCCTTTAAATATAATATCTGTATCACCAGCTTGTGCATCAATTGTAATATTACCTGATGATGTTGTAAGACTAACTGCTCCATCACCAGCTGAAATATCATCTGCTGCTATACCAACACCACTTTGAAAATATGTTTTTAATGTTGTGACATTAGTCATTCTCATTGTGCCACCATCATTTACAAGTAAGCCATCTCCATCTGCAACTGCTGTAGTACCTCGTGCAGTACCACCATCTATTAAATTAATTTCTGCTGCTGTTGCACTAACTGCTGTGCTTCCTAATGTAAA